AGAATGATTTGACCATGAGATTAACTGAAATGTTAAAGACAAAAGCAGAAGAATACAATCAATGCACAAATCGCATAGATAAAATGCTTGCTAAATTAAATGGTGAACGTTCAAAAAGAATTCAAAACCAACATCAACGTAATGCTTCTATTATTTCATTAGTTCAACTTTTTCAAGATGAGCAAGAAAGAAAGTTAATGATACAAATGGCAGACATGCAGAAAAAAGTAGTTTACGAAGAAGCAGACAAAATGGAAAAAATGTCTGAATGGAAAGCTAGAGTATTAGGTATTAGTAAAAATGACGCAATATGAGTTAACCTGTAAAGTTTGTGATAAAGAATTTGAAAAATTAAGCTCTTTACACAGGCATATAAAACAACATGATTTACATCTGGCGGATTACTATGTCCAGTTTTATGGCCGTAGAAATTTGCTCACCGGTGATTTGTTGCCTTTTAAAGATGTAGACTCTTATTTTAATAAAGATTTTGTCAACAGAGTTCAGATGAACAAGTGGCTTGACCAGTTAGAAGAGGCAGAAGCTAAAAATTATATACAGTCAAAAATATTAAAAAGAGTTTACGATAAAAAAAGAAAGTTTTTACCTTTTCATTTAGAATTAGAGCATTGTTTTTTGCCAAAATTAGATTTAGTGAAAAAACTTTTTGGTAGTTACTCTGCTTTTAGTAAGCTTTCTGGATTTGATTTGATGTTCGATCAGGGTTTAGTAGATGGATTTTTCACCGACGATTTACCTGATAATCTTGATATAGCTATAGACACTAGAGAGCAAAAACCTTTAGAGTTCGATTTTAAAACAACAAGTCATAAACTTTCTTTTGGTGACTATACTTTGTTTGGCAATAGTTATAATTATACGTTTGTAGATAGAAAATCTGCATCTGATTTTTGCGGGACATTAAGTCAAATGAATTTAGATCGGTTTAGAAGAGAAATACAATTAACTCAAGATATGGATGCTTATATGTTTGTGGTCGTAGAATCTTCTTTAAGTAAGATTATAGCAGAACAAAAATATTTTAAACGCAAAGCTAGTATTGATTATATATTAAAAAACATGAGAGACATTATGTATGATTTTCCTCGTCGCTGTCAGTTTATTTTCAGCGGCAACAGAAAAAATTCAAAATTTCTCATTCCGCGTATATTATATTACGGAAAACAATTATGGAGAACAGATCTCCAGTACTTTATAGAACATGAGTTGGCAAGAAGGCAATCAGAGTAGACCAAAGTCAAGAATACGAGATAACGAACAACTGTCAGCATTAGAAGGATTCTTAGAAGAACATGAGGCTAAAATTGCTCTTTATGAATTTTTAAGGGGCAATATTTCTTTTGCTGCAGATTTAATTTTTGGCATTAAGCTATTTCCGTTTCAGCATATGGCTGTGAAGTCTATGTTTGAGACGGATTATTTTTTGGGCGTGTGGAGTCGTGGTATGTCCAAATCTTTTTCTACGGGTATTTACGCGGCATTAGATGCTATTCTTAATCAAGGTGTGGAAATAGGTATTTTATCTAAATCTTTTCGTCAGTCCAAAATGATTTTCAAAAAGATAGAAGATATTGCCGCTAAACCTGAAGCCGCATTTTTTAAGCAATGTATTACAAAAGTTTCTAAGAGTAACGATGAGTGGCTGATGGAGATAGGTCAAAGCCGTATTCGTGCATTACCGCTAGGTGATGGTGAGAAGCTTCGTGGTTTTCGTTTTCAAAGAATTATTATTGATGAGTTCCTGCTGATGCCAGAAAGAATTTATAATGAGGTTATTGTGCCTTTCTTATCAGTTGTAGAAAACCCTACTCAGCGTCAAGAGTTGTATGGGCTTGAGAGTATGCTTATTGAACAAGGTAAAATGAAGGAGGAAGAAAGATTTGTTTGGCCTAATAATAAATTAATAGCACTATCTTCTGCATCTTACAAGTTTGAGTATTTGTATAAACTTTATAATCAGTTTGAATTTTTAATTACACAGGAAAACAGGCGAGATAAAGCGACTAGATGTATTATGCAGTTTAGTTATGACTGCGCTCCTAGTCAGCTTTACGATCAAAACCTTGTGAATCAAGCTAAAGCTACAATGAGTCAGTCGCAGTTTGATCGAGAGTTTGGCGCAGTATTTACTGACGATAGCTCTGGATACTTTAAAACGAGCAAAATGGCCTTATGCACTATACTAGAAGGAGACTACCCATCTATTGAAGTTAAAGGCGATCCTGATGCTAAATATATTTTAGCATTTGACCCGTCATGGTCACAAACAGAAAGCTCAGATGATTTCGCCATACAAATATTAAAGCTTCATGAAGATGAGCAAAAAGCAACAGTTGTACACAGCTATGCGTTATCTGGAACATCCTTAAAACATCACATAATTTATTTTGAATATTGTTTAGATAATTTTAATATTGTTTCTATTGTTGGCGACTATAATGGCGGAGTTCAATTTATACAAGCATGTAATGAAAGCGAAATATTCCAATCAAAAGATAAAAAACTTAAAACAATCGATGTTCCATTTGATAATCCAGAAGATTACCAATCTGATTTGCGCAAATTCAGGATGGAATATAATCATTCGGACAACAAAATTGTTTATTTAAGAAAACCCACAAGCAAATGGATTAGGCAAGCAAACGAGCTGCTGCAAGCTAACTTTGAGCACCGGCGCATATTCTTCGCTTCTAGAGCTATAGATGAAGCTTACAACAAACAAAGAAATAAAAGTATACCTATTGAGAAGTTAAGATTTTTAAGGTCAGAAGAAGATGTAAAACAAGCGCCGTCAGCCAAAATGATTGATTTTATCGAACATCAAGCTGATATGCTAGATTTAACAAAAAATGAGTGTGCCTTGATTCAAATAACAACCACAGCTCAAGGAACTCAAACTTTTGATCTTCCCCCAAACTTACGCCGTCAAACCGGACCAGATAAAGCAAGAAAAGATAGTTATTCAGCTTTAGTGCTTGGTAATTGGATGTCTAAAATATATTTTGATTCTAATGATAAAAGCATTGAAGATGTTTTTGAAACTTTTACTCCTATGTTTATTAATTAATTGAAAGTTACTTTTTAACTTATATTATACTTTATATGGAACTTTTGTTCTACTTTGTGTAATTATTTATAATGTCCAAAAGAAAATACACTAAACGCTCTGATTATTGGGAAAAATTCAATAAAGATAAGGGGCAACCATTGTCTGAAATGTTTTTAAGTCAGGCTGCACAGCAATATGAGCCACAGTTAGTTGGTGAGCCGTTTTACAATTACGAATCTAAGGCTTACAGCAGGACATCTGTAAATGGCAATGATGTTGCTTCTCGCCGTAATAACGCCGCTATGGGGCCTAAAATCTTTCCTTACGCTAATATTCGTAATGGAATGTCTCCATATAATTATGGCATTGATGGAGTAAATGTAAGAGATGCTATTGAGCTTTGTCAAAAAGCATACTGCAATATTGCTATATTTAGAAACTCTATAGACATGATGTCTGATTTTGCTAACTCTACTTTATATTTGGAGGGTGGTAGCGCAAGATCCAGAACTTTTATTAATGCTTGGTTGAAAAAAATTAAGATTTGGAGTTTAAAAGATCAGTTTTTCCGTGAGTTTTACCGCAGCGGTAACGTTTTTCTTTATACTATTAACGGCAAATTTAATTTAGAAGATTTTACAAAATTAAGAAATGTCGGCTTAATTGGTCAAGTCAATAAGCTTCCTATTCGTTATATTATTCTTAACCCATTTGATATGGCTGCTAAAAGATCCACTTCTTTCGAGAATGGTCTTTATGAGAAAATACTGAGCGAATACGAGCTAGAGCGTCTTCAAAATCCTAAGACAGACGAAGATAAAGAGTTGTTCAACGCTTTATCTGATGAAATGAAGAAAAAGATTAAGCAAGGAGGCTATTACACTGACGGCATGAAAGTCGCGCTTGATCCTTCTAAGTTGCGCTATTCTTTTTATAAAAAACAAGATTACGAACCATTTGCTGTACCATTTGGATTTGGAGTATTAGATGATATAAATTTTAAGATGGAAATGAAAAAGATTGATCAGTCAATCTGCAGAACCATCGAAAACGTTGTGCTGTTAATCACAATGGGAACAACCCCCGATAAAGGAGGCGTTAACCCTCGCAATATTAGCGCTATGCAAACTTTGTTCCAAAATCAAAGCGTTGGTAGAGTTTTAGTTAGTGATTACACAACAAAAGCTGAATTTATTATTCCTGACCTTAAAAAGGTTATTGGCCCTGAAAAATATGAAGTTGTAAATCAAGACATTAAAGAAGGTTTACAAAATATTATTTTAAATCAAGAAAAGTTTGCTAGCACAGAAATCAAAGCTCAAATGTTTTTGCAACGCTTAAATGAGGCTAGAGATGCTTTTCTTAATGATTTCTTGCAGCCAGAAATCAAGCAATTATGCAGAGATTTTGGTTTTAGAGATATTCCTACTGCTAAGTTTGAAACTATAGACCTTAAGGATTCTGCTCAAGTGCAGCGTGTTATTACTCGTATGATGGAACTTGGCATTCTTCCTCCAGAAGAAGGTATAAACGTTATTGAAACTGGAGTATTTCCTAAAGAAGCTGAACTGCGTAAAGCTCAAGAACGTTTTATTGAAGATCGTAAAAAAGGATTTTATAACCCTATTGTTGGAGGGATTCCATTTTACGAAGGTCAAGAAGAAGTTGAAGTCTCTCAAAACGCTACTCCTAAAACAGCAGGTAGACCTTTAGGAGCTAAATCATTCGCTAAAGAACAATATACTGTTGATGGTATTAAAGGCATCGTCGATGAAACAAATCGGCTTTATACCTACATGGTCGCAGAAGCTAAAAGCTCTTTCAAAAAGAAAAGATTAAACAAAGACCAAAAAGATATTTTAGCTCGTATTTGCGAGAGTATTATTGTTTCTACAGAGCAAAATCAATGGAGGCAAAAAGCAAAAGCTTGTTTAGAAGATAATAGCTTAATGTTGCAATTAAATACTTTAAAAGAAGTATCTGAAATAAGCGCTAACCACCTTTTAGATGATTATGCTGCTGCCATTTTGTATCACAGTAATAAAAATTCTAAATTACAATAAAAAAGTGTAATAAGTATAGATGGATCAATCCAAATTTAAATATACTACAAGTTTTAATTTTAGCATTTATGCTACTACAGATCTTGAAAATGATCTTAGCATAAGTCGTGCTTCATTAAATAACTTGCAACCATTGATTCCAAAATCAGTAGATTTAGATAAAAATATTGATTTAGTGGGTGTAGCGTTTAACGCAGCAGTGGTAAATAAGTTTAATAAAAATGGCGATGGTATTGATTCCGAAACTGCAGCTGAAATTTTAAAATACTTTGTCTACAAACCTACTAATATTGAGCATAAAAAAGAAAAAGTAGTAGGACATATTGTTAATGCAGGTTTCACAGATATAGAAACTAATAATGTTATTACTTCTAAAGAAGCTGTTTCAAGAAAAGATCCTTATTACATTTCTTTAGCTGCGGTTGTATACAAAACTGTTAACCCTGATTTTGCAAACGCTTTGTTGCAAGCAGGAGATAAAGATAGTGAAGTTTATAATAAGATTTCTGCGAGTTGGGAGTTGGGATTCAATGATTATCATATCGCTGTTGGATCTACTAACTTAGATGAAGCAAGAATCATAACCGATCCAAATGAAGTTGAAGATATGAAAAAATATCTAAAAAGCTTTGGTGGGTCCGGTAAATTAAGTAACGGTGACCCTGTTTACAGGTTGGTCATCGGAGAAGTTTTTCCGTTAGGCATTGGGTTTACGTCTAATCCTGCTGCTGATGTCCAAGGTGTTTTCATTGAGAAAAATAACACTATAACACTAAAAGACTCCGGCGACAGTTCAGAGGTTGAAGAAAAGCCAATGATTTCTAGCGAAAATAGCATAAAAATTTCACAAAAGAGTGAAAATAATGTAAAAACAGATAATAATAAAGATATCATGGATATTCAAGAAATCATTACAGAGTTCGGGAAGATTCTTGATAGCAAGCTTTCTGAAAAAGCTGAATTCTCGCAAGAGGCTGTTGCTAGCATCTCTAGCTTTGTCGCTGACAAAATTAGAGAAAAGGATATCGAGTTCCAACAGGAGCGCGAAGCCTTAGAGCAGCAGAAGATTCAAGCCGCTGAAGATGCTGAAAAAGCAAAAGCTTCTATCGTTGAATTGGAAGAGAACCTTAAAGTAGCTCAAGACAGAATTTCTGATCTTGAGTCTTCTA